GAATGGCGGATCGCCATAGCCATGATGCGATCGGTCATGCCGTTGCGCAGCATGTCAGCCGAGCCTGCTTCATTGACCTTGAACAGACCCGACTGTTTGCCACGAAGGTTCGCGATGGCGGCGTGGCCGAGCACGAGCTGGCGATCATTCGTCGGGCAGCCGTTTTCGTCGAGGATGCGCGCGACGCCCGCAAAATCGGACATATCCGCAGCGGTGCCGAAAGGCGTGGTCGCAGCGGTGCCATAGGCGCGCGAAGCTGCCTTGTAGGCAACAGCGTGCAGGTCCGCTTCCATCTCGTTTGCGAGGGTGCGGAAGCCTTGGTAAAAGCGTTGCGCCTGGATCGTCGAGAACGTGCCAGCGTTCTGTAGGCCCTTCGTTTCCTCGCCATTCCAGCGAACCGCGACATGCTTCGACTTGCTGATCGTCACAGTTGTGTTGTCGATGGTCTGATCGCCAGTGTCCGGCGCTTGCTGGCCTGGAGTGTTCGTCGCGCTTGATGCTTCCGGCGTGATCGGGATAATCATGTTCTGATTGAGCGCAACGCGCTCGACGCCGCTGTTGCGATTCACGGCAGGGATGTAGCCGACCATTTCGCGCGACATTACGTCAAGCGCTTCGGTCAAGTCGGGAATGAGATCGGTGAGGGTGTTGGCCATTGTGGCGCACTCCGGTTTAGGATTTCTGGAAACCGCGAGCCGCCTTGCGTCTCATTGCGGGTCCGGTCCTAAACCGGGAGTGCTGATATTGGCCTTGCTTCAATCAGCGTGGGCAATATGCCTAAAACTTAGGCAAAGGTCAAGCCGCGTTGGCGACCACCGTTTCTTTGGCCGTGATGCTCTTGTTGAGTGCTGTGATCGCCGCGAGATCGCCACTCTGCTGAACAGCCTGGTGATCCTCGACGGTGATCGTCTTCACGCCACCCGGAGTGCTCGAACCGCCGGGAGCGCCGCCGCCGCCATTGGCCGGGGCGGCGCGATAAGCCTTGCCATCCTCGCTCTCGAGAAAGCCCTTGATGTGCTCGGCAGCGGGCTTGTCGCCGATGGTGACGGCATACTTGCCGTCCACCAAATCGGCCTTCGCCTGCTGCGACAACAGCGCCTTGAATGCGGGCACGAGCGCGGGGACGACATTGCCCGCCGCGATGGCTCCACTGATCTCGGCATCGAGTGCATAGGTCCGCGCCGCCTTGCTTTCAGCTTCGAGCGACTTCACCGCGCCGTCGCGCTCCTTGGTGAGCGCCGTCACATGCTTCTGCGCATCCGCAAGCGCCTTTTCGGCCTTGTCTGCACGGTCCTCGGCGGCGGCCAAATCCTCGGGTTTGATCTCCCCGGCTGCTCTGAGCTTGCCGAGCAGCTCCTTGTTCTTGTCCTTAAGCCCTGCGACTTCGGCGTCGAATTCCTCGCGAGCCGCCGCGAGCGCGTCTTTGACGGCCTTATCGATATCCGCCTTGGTGATGTTTTCGTCTGCCACGATGGCTCTCCTATCGGTTGAGTTCGGCGAGCGTCTTTTCGCGCCCGCCCTTCGTCACGAGTTGCGTCAGTGTCAGCTTCCCTGCTTGAAATAGTTCCACCCGGCGCTTGCCGAGGATTTCCTCTGCCGCCGCCGGGTTGCGTTGCAGCCACTCGGCCATGGTGACTTTCTGTGGTCCCTGCGCCGTCGCGCGCTTGCGGCCAGCTTCGATATCGTCGGCAAGACCTGGGAATATCTCGTCGAGCGCTGAGCGCGCCGGAACGATCGAGACGACGCACCGGCAGTTCGCGTGTGCGGGCGGCAACTGAAAATCGAGCCGCGTCTTGCCGATCGGGTTGCCGTCGAAATCCCACTCCTGACCATCAAGCGCGGCGCATCGCTTGCAGACGTGGCTATCGAGCGTCGCGAGCCAGCGCACACCCGCCGCATACTTGGCGTTTTTGCGGAATGTCTCGATCCGCGCCCGATTAGCAGCGGTCATGATCGAGGTGTGCACGAGCGTCCTGGCATTGCGGCGGGAGAGGCCCATCAACCCTGTCTCTCCCGCCACCTTGCGGACGATCTGTTCGTTTGTTTCGCCGAGCAGCACGCCCTTGCGGACGGTTCCGGCAAAAGCGAACGCGGTGTCCTCCGCTTGCTTGTCCCACCAGTCCGAGAGCGGCGAGCCTTCGATCAGGATATCGCGCGACAAGCTGCGCAGTGTCTCGGTCGTTGGCGATGTGGTCGGTATGCCCGCGTCCGCCATCGCTTGTACGGTGCGATCCGACACGGTCTGCACCAGCTTTTCGACATCGAGGATGCCTTCGATGTTTGCGAAGCGGCCCGCGATTGCATCGTCAGCCTGCTTGATAATTGCCTCGATCTCGCGGCGGCTCGACTTGGACAGTTCGCGCGTCGCGAGCAACTGGCGCAGATCCTGCTCGAGCTGCACAAGGATGGCATCGGCGCGCGATTCTTCGTGCGCGGACACGCGCTGCAGTTCGAGTGCGAGGCGGATAATCTCGTCGGCGAGCGCGGTTTCGGTCATGCGCTCCGAGCCTCCACCTTCCCATAAACCCGCTGCGTGACGAAGTTCTCGCCATCGTTGACGACGCATCCCGCGTCATCCCACACCAGCACGTCGCACCAGCCCTGGTCGCAGTCGTAGGAAACCACCCCGCGCGGCATGTCGCCGTCGACGAATATCCGCACGAGCCGCGCCTGAATAATCGGCAGGCCGTGCAGGCCGTCGACCGAGCCTTTGCGGGGGGGGGATGTCATGCGGCCATGCTTCCCTGCATCGGATTAGGCGCAGGCAATGCCATCTGCCCGATCTCCTCCTCGTGCGTCTCGAAGTCCTTCTGCGCATCGACCACGTCGCCGCGCTGCAGGATTTCGTAAAACTCACGCTCGCTCATCAAGCCTTGCTGCACCGCGCTCATATACGCCGTCAGGTCTTGCGCCGATACCCCGGCGGGCAGGAAGTCACGGGAAATTTCGTATTCCACGTCGCCCGAAGCGCCGGCCCATTCGGCCATGATGCGCAGCGCCCATTCGATCGCTTCGCTTGCCGCGATGGTGATCCGAGCGAGGATGCTGTTTTCGCCAGTCGTGTCGAGCACTGCTTCCGTTGCAGTTCGTTCACGCTTGCTGCTTTCAACAAGCGTCTGAGCACCAAGCCCAGCCATCTCTTGCTTGAGTTCAGCCAAGCGGCGCTCGACCGCCGGAATGCTATCGCCTTTCAGCTCTGCATATTCAACTGAAGAGTTTGGGTCAGGCAGAACGATCGCTCTTGAGCCGCCAACATAGAATGGTTGAGAGTCGTCGTGATAACCTCTGACCACCATAGTTGGGGCGGACGCGAACATAAGTCCGTTGTCGAGAAGCGCACTCACTCTGTAGTGCTTGAGATTTCGGTCCACCAGATCAATCAGCGGAGGCGCGTCGATTGCGTCCCCCATCCCGTTACGGCCTAGAATGGCGAACGGAATAAATGTGAGCGGCTTGCCGTTGATTGCCGGATAGACATCATCCCCAATCTGCACGTCCTTGCCGTCCACGACTTCGAACACGCGCTGGCGATAGAAGCCAGAGCCATCGAGATCGAGCACGCGATACCGATCGACAATCTCGGTCGTGAACTCGTCCTTTGCCACTTCCGCACTTTCGGCGAGCACGACTTGGCATAAGGACCACTTGTTCGCGACCATCCTGAACTTCCAGTTCCGAATAGACTCGGCGGGATATGCGCGCAGGAACGGGCGCAAACCATTCCTCTCGGCGACGTCCACGCTAATCGACCGCACCTTTTCCGGCATTGGTGGATGGTCGACTAACAAGCCGACGCGTCCGACTTCGAGAATCTCCTCGACGTTTTGCTCAGCAAAGGCGTCGAGATTAATGCCGGTCATGGTGATGTCCTTGGCGTAGCCTTCAAGGATTACCGGCAGATTGCGTTTCGGCACCTTCCGAAACGCCAACCCGTTGAGGCCTGAAATTGTGCGCCAAGTGGCGTTCAGGAACGAAGCTTCACAGAGCCGTTCCTGATACTCACTTTCGCTTTCGCCCTCAAACTTGCGCAAATATGCTTTACCGCCTGCCTTGACCGCATCCTCGCCCTCGGCAGCGTCACGGCAGCGCTTCCACTGCTTCACGCGTTTGTCGTAATCTCGATGTGTGGTCTTAACCCCGGCCATCAAATACCTCCAATCTTGATTCTCCGGGCTTCTCCTCCCCTCACCGGATAGCGATAGTGAACGAAGTATCCCGCCGCATCGTTCACATGGTCAAAGCCGCTGGTCTTGTCCGGCTCGCCGTTCTTGTCATACGCCTGCTTTTCCAGCCCCTCGACGAATGACGGGCACGCATCGACGTTCACTAGCAGGCGTCGTCTGCCCTCACTGTGAATCATCTGGTTGAGCGCAAGCACGCGATCCTTGACGGGCGGGTTTGCTGCAGGCGCGAGCACGTTGAACTTGGCCTGGCGCAATAGCGCGATGTCGCTTTCGCTGGCGTTGACTGATCGCCGCGAACCTCCGCTGCTGTCCGGGTAGACGTAGATCGCGTGGCCGATATAGCGCGCCTTGATTGCCGCGATCATTGCAGGCGTGTCGAGGATGCCAGTCAGCTCGTCGACTGCGCGCGGCTCTCCCTCGCGCAGCACGAACACGACCGCAGACATGCGGCCTACGTTGAAGTCCATTCCGATGTGCAGCGGCTCGCTCTGGTGGATCTCGTCTGCGCAGGCGTTGAGCGCCCGGTCGAACTCGGGATAGACGCTTCCGGCGGTGAGGTTGACGAACTCGCCATCGAGATAGGCTGCGAGCAGATTGCTCGAATAGCTGGCGCGCAGGTTGTCAATGTAGCCGTCTGGCAGGTTTGCCGCGTTGTCCTCGGTCTTGGCTCGAAACATCACATAGCCCGGCGCAGGGGTTTTCTGCCACCGCTCGTAAACGAACTTAAAACCCTCAGGCGTCGTCGCGACTCCAACCGTATTCGGCATCCCGCACTTTTGCCGGTTGCGGGCAATGATCTTGTTCCACGCCTGCCGCGCCTTGTCGGTTGGCATGGTGTCGATCTCGTCGACCAGGCTGTGCGCCACCTCATAGCCTACGATGCGGTCGGGTGTTTCCATGTTCCGAAAGATGATGCGCCCAGAACCGCCAAGGTCGAGCACCGCGTCTTGCCTGTTCAGTTTGAACGGGATTGCGAGCTGTTCGCACAGCGCTGGAAACCGCTCGAACGCGATATCCTGCACCAGTGGATAAGTCGGCAGGTAGTAGGCAACTGACTGTTCCGGGCAACGCCCCTTGAGGTGCATGGCGCGCGCCATTGCCGCCGCAGTCTTGCCAGATCCAAACCCACCAACGAAGCAGGGGAAAGGTTCGCCGCATAGCGCAAATGCTTCTTGGGTCGCGGACAGCCCCATTACCGTGCTTCGGGCTTCATCACGAAGTCATGCACGGTGAACGATGGTGTTTTCGTCACGTTCGCATTGACATCTAGCGGTATCAATTTCGGATAGATCGAAGCCCAAAAAGCTTTTTCATTATCAGGGTGTTCCTTTGCCCATTCAACTAGTCTACCGACACCGCCAAGACGTTCTGCAGCCTCTGCAATTACTTGTTTTGCCGCCGCCGTGGTCTTGTTAGGCACGCCTTTAGGCCGACCGGGTCCGGGTGTCCCGTCTCCGACGCGTATCTGTTTCTTGGCGGTTTCTTTAACCGTCATGCCAATCTCATACCTCAATCGGCGCTGCCGGCACAGTGTCGCAAAATTCGACGCCCGCAAAAAGTTTAAGCACGCGATAAACGTGCCATCGATCCGCTCCGGTTTCTCGGCTGACCTGACGCACCGGGCACGGTCCATGCTCACCCCAATAGGCGAGCACCCTTCGGCGCGTGACGGGCGGGCGGCCTCTCACTCAAACCTCCCTCGTTTGTGCCGGCGAACTGTCCGGCGATAATTTTCGATCGGCAGCACGGTGACGACGCAATGGTCGCGCAGCGTGATGCGGTTGCCTGTGGCAAGGCGGACGACGCAGTCGCAGCCGCCTGAGAAAAGATCGGCGACGATGACGGCATGGCAGGTGAGGACGAGCCGCGCGTCGTCATCGGTGCTCACGCCAGGGATGCGTTCCTTTGCCCTGTCGAGTGCGTGGCGTGTGAGGTGGATCATGAGCGCGCCCCAATCCCCTCGGGTGTGGTTGGCGCGCAAGCGCCACCACTACCCCGTAGGGGTAGGTGACTTCCGCAACGAACCTCCGCAAGTGTTTTCAATGACTTAGTCATACGACTTCCGCACTTCCGCAACAGACTTCCGCACAATGATTTCAATGACTTAGCCATACCACCTCCGCGACTTCCGCAGCCCGATTTCATCAAACTATAGGGTCAATAACCGCCAACCCCTTGGCCTTTGAGTGTCTGTCAGCCTCTTGAATTTCGACGTTCCCGTTCATCAACCAAGCCTCAATCAGCACGCCCCAAGCGTCGGCCTCGCCGCCAATTTGCGATGCGAAAACCCTCGGCGCGAACCGTCCTTCGCGCCTTGTTTGAGGGGCATTCGAGAGCGGCTTTTTGGCCGTCCAAGCGTCCGCCAGGATGCCAAATGCGCGGCGGATCATGGCCATCGATATGCCCTCCGCAGCGTCCATGTTGGAGCGGACAGGGACCAGTGTGGAGATCGTTTCCTCGCCCGCCTCCCATGCTACTGGCTCCATCTGGAAGTAGATCGGCTGCGACTGTTCGGCGTCCTTCTGCTTCTCGGTCTGCATGGTGACGACGCGCTCTGATTTGCTCAGGCGCAGCGATGCGTCGACGGCGCCGAGCAGCACGCTTGACCCGCGCATCCCCTTGTCTTTGTCCTTGCCGCTGTGGTGAATGCCGAGCAGCGCGCCGCCTGCAGCGCGCCGGATTTCATCGCAGGCGTCCACGAATTGCGTCATGGTGTCCTGCGTGTTTTCGTCGACACCTGCGATCGAGCGCGAGACGGTATCGATGACCACCAAGCCGATCTCGATCCCGGCGTCGTCCATTGCCGCCTGAATGGTGCGGATGAGTTTGGCGCGCTGGGGCTTGTCGAGCACTTGCACCGCAGTCGGTAGGACGAACAGCGGCGCGTCGATCGATGTGATGCGGTGATGACGGCGCCAGCCTGCAATTCGCTTACCGATGCCGCGAACACCTTCACCAGCAATGTAGATCACGCCTGCCTGCTTGACCTTGGCGCCATGCCAATCGGCGCCAGTTGCAATGCGGATTGCCATATCCAGCGCGACAAACGACTTGAAGC